CATCACGCCGCTGGGCATCGCGACGGGACCGTAGCGGTCACCCTCGCCCTCGAGCGACAGACCGGGCACGGTGGAGTGCTGGCGCTGCAAGAACGCGACGAGCATCAGAGCAGCGAGTTGCACATCGTTCGGGACGTCGTCGAAGCCCCACGTTCCGGTGATGGACACCTCGCGCCACGGCTTCGCGGCGTTGCCGCTACTGCGCTTGGCGGGCTCACAGCCGCGCAACTCCATCCACTCGTAGACGCCGTCGGAGGCGCCACGCGGGAACAGGAAGTAGTCGCTATTCGCGGTGAGCGTGAGCGGGCTGTCGCCGTCGGTGTCGATCTCGACCGTGGTCGCTTCGCGCAGGTCGTGCGGCGAGAAGTACAGGCGCCCGCCACCGTGGTAGGCGAAGATCCGCTCCTGGGACGCTGTGCTCAGTGGTGCGAACTCGCGGCCCGTGTGGCGCTTGATGACGCTCGACGCTTGCGCGATCAGGGACGTGAGGAGCGCGTCGCCGCCGGTCTGCGCCGGGTCGGTGATGCGCAGGAACGAGCGGGCGTCCGCTAGTGAGATGAGGTCGCCCGCTGCCACCGATCAGTCCTCGGCCGGGTCGGACTTGCGCGCAGGCTTCTTGGCCCGCTGGTCGGGGCCCGGCGCCTTGGGTGCCTTGCCTCGCATCTCGACACGTTCGCCGTTAGCGGCGAGCTCGCGCAGGATCTCGTCGGCGGCACGAGCGCTGCGGGCGCCCCGGCCGGCGAGCTCGCGCTTGAGCCCCTGGATGTACTTGTCGTTCCGCATGTTCGCTACCTTCGTCGAGGGTGGAGAGGCGCCCCGTCACCCCCGTGTCCGGGGCGCCTCTCATCAAGGACCGCTTATGTCAGCGATCAGGCCGTGTCGTTGAGCGCGGTACCGGACACGACGGAGAACGCCGCCGGGTATCGCTCTGCGGTGAAGGCGACGTCCTGCGTCACCTTGACGATGGTCTGGTCCTTGAGGAACTCGGCCTCGGTCGACACACCGAACACCGGCACGCCGGAGAACAGGTGCGCCTCGTGGAACGCGCCCACGATGATGCGGTCCTGGTCCGTGTCGGCCGTGGTCGGGATGGTGCTGTCGAGGTAGACCGGGATCCCGAGGATCGCACCGACGGGCGCGACGCTGCCGGAGCCCTCCGGTCCGGCGATGTCCGAGAACGCGCCCGGCGCGTTCTGCGGATTCACCGAGCCGATGTAGCTGCGGTCCTCCGAGTCCATCTGCGCGAGGATCCAACCCCACCGGCGCGGGTGCATGACGATGCTCTGCATGGTCGTGCCCGCGTAGTGGTTGGTCGCCACGTCCATGACGGCGTTCACGATCGCCGGGTACAGGTCGCCCCAGGTCGCGGTGCCGGCGGTCGCCGTGGCGGTGCCGATCGAGTCCGCGTTGAGGATGCCCTCGATGGCGGTCGTGCCCGTGCCGGTGCCGCCGACGATGTCGGTGTTCACCTTGAGCGCGAGACGCAGCGCGAGGTCCTGCATGACGATCCCGTCCACACCCGGCAGCGATCGCTCGAGCAGGAAGTTCGGGATGGTCTGTGCGCCGCCGTAGCGGAGCACGTCACAGCGAACGGTGCTGAACGTGGCGCTCGTCTCCGTGAGCGCGTTGTTCTGCGTGTGAACCGCGACGGCCGTCGCGCCGTCCATCGTCGGGACGTTGATGCTGTCCGTCTTGGGCGGGAGCGGTCGCTTCGACACGAGGCTGGAGGTCGTGGCCCCGGCGACCATCAGGCGCACGAACTGCTCCTGGAGGTGTGCCGGTGCGACGAGGTAGCCGCCCTCGGTGTCCGTGGTGGTGGTCAGCGCGCGCACCTGGCGCACGCCGCCCTCGTCACGCGAAGCCGAGTAGTGCTTGAGCAGTCGCTCGCGCGCCTCGGCGACGTCGGCGTCGGACGCGTAGCGGTCCTTCACCGTGCGCTGGTCCGAGAACCAGGACGTGTCCGCCTTCTCGGCGTACGGGCTGATCTCGCGGACCTCGGCGGCCACTGCGGTGGGCTGCTTGGCCGCGCTGCGAATGTCCTCGGTCGGCGCCTTCGCGGTGGGCTGCGCGGCGCGGTACGCCTCGGCGGACGCGGCCATCTTGGCGCGCTTGTCCAGGTCGGCGACCTCGGCCTCGAGTTCGGCGAAGCGCTGCTCCTCGACCTCTGTCAGCTTGCGCTCGGCGGCGAAAGCCGCGAGCGTCTCCATCTCGTCAAGCGCGGCTGCGCGCGCTTCCATGATCGACTGTGACACTGTGTGACCCCTTCAAACGGGCGATGCGGCTTCGCATCGCGTGCTCATTGGGGTCGCTCACGGATGGCGTCAGTGACGTATCCGCTTCGGGGGCCGTGTCGCGCTGCTCCTCGTCACTAGCCAGCACGTTTCGCTCCCCCGATGGCTCGCTTTCGCGAGCGACCGTTGCAGTCGTGTCGCGATATGCGGGGTAGGTAACTACGCTGTCATCGAGCAACTCGCCGATCTCGAGGATGTCGCGCTCCCACTCGCACTCGCAGCCGGCGTAGTCGGCGTCGGCGACGTGCTCGCAGTAGCGCCACTCGCTGCGCTTGATCGTGAACGCGAACGACGACTGGGAGAAGTCGCCGCGCTCGACGCCGTAGTAGAGGTCGCGACTGTCCTGGCGCCGACCGTCGAGGACTGCGTCTCGGAACAGGCCCCGTGGTCGCTCGACCAGCGAGAGCGTTCCGTTGGTGGTGCGCGCGTGTGGGGCGCCTTCGTGGTTGACGAGGAGCCGCACGTCGGGCGATTCCTTGAGCACACGCTTGAACGCGCCGCGCTTGACCTGCTCCCGGATGAATCCGTAGAGGAGCTCGCTGTCGCTGTCGAACACGGCCGAGTAGCCGGACAGGCGCATCTCCCCGGGCGCAGCCTTGACGGGCTGGTCCTCGTCGTCCTCGCCGCTTCGGGCTTCGACGGTTTCGCTTGGCGAGACCACGAACGTACTGGTCCACGTGCGCCGGCGCTCGAGCGCGCGCACGTCCTCGACGGGGACGTTGGCACGGAGGGCGATGAGCTCGATTTCGTCACGCATGCAATCGCGCGCACACCGGCGCGCGGTAGTTACGTGGTCAGGATTCGCCCGCGCCGTTTCGCCGATAGATGTACTCGGCCTTCTCAGACACCCTGTCGGTGGCGCGCGCGGCGGTGTGGTGGAGCACGTGAATCGCGGTCACGTTCGCCTCGTACTGTCGGAGTGATCCGGCGTCGCACAGGAAGTGCCAGTGGGTGCTCGGCTTGACGCGCAGCCCTGGCACGAGTCGCAGCACTCGCCCTTGCCACAGTGAGCGCATGTCGGTGCCGGCGTGCATCTCGTCGGTGACGACTTCGGGCTTCGGGGTCTTGTAGTACAGCCCCAGCACCAACTGTTGCGTGTTGCGCAGCGCGGCTCGCAGCGCGACGGGGTCGCCGACGAACTCCTCATCGGCGTCGATCGGGATGACCCAGTCGTCGTTGATGGTGCCGAGCGTTGTCGCGATTTGGAACATCGCGGTCCGCTTGTGCCCCTCGCTTGCCCACGGTGTCGTCGGCGTGTGGATGGTGCATGCCACGCCGATGAGCGCGCACGCAGCGCGGATCGCCTCTGCCTGGTCCGGTGAACTCGAGGGAGAACGCTCGGGCGCGTAGAGCTGGTAGCGCCCATCGAGCGCGACGACGTGGTCAGCGATCCCCTCGCAGGAGAGAACCGCGCGTGTGAGATCCGCCGGGGTCTCGTCGTACCATGCGAGCAGCGCGTGTACTCGCATCAGGGCTCTCGCGGCATCGGGAACGGTGGGAACGTGAGCGCGCGGCGGATCCGGTCGCGATGCTGGGGTGGGTGCCATCCCAGGTCGCGGTAGGGCTCAAGGCTGGTGCGCGGGTAGTAGGTCGCCGGACCGAGTTGTGGTTCGCTCGCTGCGCGGTATCCGCTTGCGAACGTGGGCCACGCTTCGGCGAACATCTGTACGGCCATGAGTTGCGCGATGTCGTGCAACTCGCGGGCGGTGCGCTGTCCGATCTGCCATCGCTTCTGCCGGATGATCTGTCCTGTGTCGATGCCGGCGTCGACGTAGTGCAGTGTCACGCCGTACTCGGTGTGGCCGTTGATGATCGCGTGGCTGTAGCTGTTGCAGCCACGGAGCTCGGGCAGTGGTGCGGGGTGAAGGTTGACGATGCCCTTGGGGACGCGCTCGATCTCGCTAGGGGTGAAGATGTGCTGGGTGAGTACGCTCACGACCAGGTCGGGCTCGGCACCGAAGACGTCGTCTCGGTGGTCGGTTCCGGCAGTGCCCCACCATCCGGTCGAGTCGTGGTGACGCGCGACGATCTCGGCGCCGCTCGCGGCGATGATGTTCGCGACGGCTTCGCCCAGGAATCGGGCACTGAATACGCCTACGCGCACGCGCTCTCCTGTTACTTGTCGGGGGTGTCGCTCGGCGCGGGCCCGCTCGAGCGGAGGGGTGTGTAGTCGTCGCCGGCGGCGCCGATCGTCGGTCGGTCCTCGGCGCGGAGGATGTCGTTCTGGCTGCGGGTGCCGAGGCGGCGCTCGATCTCGTAGACCTGGAAGCGGGTCAGGATGTCCGAGCGCAGCTGGGCCGACTCGTCGAACTGGGGCACCCACGGGCTCGTCGGGCCGAACAGGTCCGTATCCCGGTTGAGCGCCTGCTCGACCATCACGCGCAGCGGGAGGCATGCTTGCTTGTCGAAGAACAGGTCGTCCTGCGCCATGTTCGTGTAGCGCATGCTCGAGCCTCCGTCACCGTTGAGGCGACTCGCGGGGATCTTGAGCATGGTGGCGACCTGTGTGTGGCCCCACTGCATCGTCTCGATGAACTGGGCATCCTCGGGGCTCATCGACACGCGCTCGAATGAGATGCCGGAGTGGAGCACGGCGATGTCGTGGCTGTTCGCGACGCCGGCGTACGTCGATCGCCATTGAGCCTTGACGCGCTCGACGGCCTCGGGGTTGAGGTTCCGCTCGGGGGTGCTGAGCACGCCCTTGATGAGCATGCCGTCCTGGTACGTGCGGGCCTGGTACTCGATCTGCGCCGCGTGCGTGCCGAGCGTGTGGCGACAGTGGGTGATGACCGACTCGCCGCGCAGCGGGTCGTTGATGCTCGGGCCCTTGATGTGCAGGATCGCTTCACTGGTGAAGTCGACGTCGGCGTGGTCCATGCCGTCGAACATCCGCACGCGGAACACCTTCTGACCGGCCGCGTTGCGGTAGGCGTTCACGTTCGCGGGGTGCAGCGGGTAGAGCTCGCGGATCGCGCCAGCGTCGTCGCGGATCTTGGCGAGGAACGCGTTGCCGCGCAGCAACAGGTGCGCGTAGACCATCGTCCACAGGTCGGTGCCGCTCTGGTCCTCGTTCGGCGCGAAGCGCAGCATC